TCTTCCTGCTGCTTTAGGGGACTTTGCAGCCTCCTTAGCAGAAACTGGGGGCTTAAGGTTAGAGCCTGTCTTCTTGTTGAAGTAAGCCCTTCCTTTAGCGTTTAAACCACCTTCTGGATTCTGATATACTTTCTTAACCATTATTTCTTCTTAGCTGTCTTAGCAGCTTCCTTAAAAGCTTTAGCAGTAGGAGCACCCTTAGCCCCTACCTTACGCATCTTCTCGCCTGATCCAGCCTTAATACGACGACGCTTGGCTGCGATATTGGCATACAAGCCAGGCTTAGTAGCCACGCATTGCACCCATCTTCTTAGCTGGCTTAGATACTACCTTAGCACCAGTCTTCTGAGCATACGACTTAGCTTGTTTCTTACCCTTAGTTGTATAAGGGAACTTCTTCTCTTTGACCATTGGCATATTATTTCCTTTTCTTTTGTTTAGCGGTTGATAATGCGATTGCGACTGCTTGCTTCTGTGGTCTTCCTTCTTTGACCATCTTAGAAATGTTCTTACTGATTGTCTTCTGTGATTTACCTTTAGCGAGTGGCATGATTATCCTTATGCAAAGTTCTGTACTGAACTGCGTTGCTCTAGTTCCAGAGTGACAGTAATAGACATTGAAGATCCTGTCTCAGACTGTACTCGGATCTCATCTCCTTCGTCTAATACTACATATGCACCACCATTAAACTGTACATATTTTTAGCATCGAGATTATACCCGTCAATAACAACAATCTCAGTATTTTCGCTGGAATCGTACCACCAAAGACTAACTGATTTATTACTACCAGTATGATTACTAATATGTGCTATGATTACTAATATGTGCTAAAGTCCACTTAGCAATGTTTCTAGTGGGGACAGTAAAGACAGTTGTCTTAACATTAGCAGTAAGATTCTTACCTACGGAATGTGGTCTACTCATTTAAGTACCAGAGTTAGTAATGTTATAATAATGAATCCAGCAGTACCGAGAAGAATCTGTTCTAGTCTCTTTAGTCTAGCATTAATCTGTTCGTAGCGAACCTTACACACTTCTTCGTGGCTTAGGAGTTTTAATTCAGCTTCTGTCATATTGCCTCGCTAGGAAAAGACATATTTAAAGCAATCAGTTGCTCTACAGTCGTAACCGCAGAGATGGCTGTCTCCAACTCAGCAGCCTTAGTTACTACGCTTGCACGATAAGCAGCGACAGCAGTAGGAATATCTACATTGCGTTCAGCTTTGCGAATTACCATCCAATCAGTCTGAGCAAGGATAGAGCCAGCAGTAGTTTTTGCTTGGGCAATAAATTGAGATTTCATACCTAATGGTCTGCGAGTAATACCTCTTAAATCTACATACTCAGCACCATCTTCTAAGTCTTTTGGAATTTTAGAATAAGTGCCATCACCATTATCTGTTACCCAATAAAATCTATCATCAGGTCTAGGTGTTTCTACAATTAAAGTAAGACCAAGAGCTTCTTTTTCTGCATCTGTAGATAATTCAAGCCAGTTACGTGGATATTGAAGTTCATTGTATGTAAAGGCTGTTCCTCTTTGAACAGTTTTGCCGTTTGCAAATTTATATCTCATGTATATTCTCCGTTATGGATTTGGTTGAGCATTAGCAAATTTAAACTTATCGCTAGTTGTTGTAATGCTGTAAGTGTTAGAACCTGTTGCATTATAAGAAGAAGATGAACTTCTTACCTTAAACCCATTAGATAACTTATCGGCATGAGTTCCAAAAGTTACCGCATTGCCATTAATAGTCATAGCAGTTGGAACTCCATTTAAATAAACAAATGTTCCATCAGTAGAGGAATTACCTGTAAATGAACCGCTAGTAATAATTGTTCCAGCAGAAATATTAAATGTGTTTAGTCTTACAAAGCCTGATGGTGGGGTGTGAGCAAAAGGTCTTTGACCAAAGTTAAAGTTGTAAGTTTCATTATCCGAACCACCTCTATATGCCATTGGATATAAAGTACCTGTTGGTAAAGATATAGTAGTTGCACCGCCTCCGTTAACGGCTGGAGTTGTTCCATCAGCCCATGTTAAAGAACCTGACCTTGACCGACCAATCCAAAACTTGCCATTTGTCATATCAATAGCAAAACACCAAATATCTCCATCTTGTGTAGCATTTGCACCAGTTAATCCATTGGTATCAGTTGTTGTGCCGTTTTCATAACTTGCGTTGTATGTTGAGATTCCTAACCAAGTTCCATTTGAAGGAGCACCAGTTAAAAACTCTTGATTAACTATACCAAAAAATGTTCCATTATCAGTTATGTAATCTGTTGCAGTAATTTCCCAATAGTATTGCCCAGTTGACGGCAGAGCCATTGTTCCAGTAATTGTTTTTGAATTTGTAGATGTAACTAATTGTAAATTTCCGTTAGATAGTGTTCCTATCCCTGAGTTTGCTAAAGGATTTAAAGTAGGATAATTAGCAGTAGTAGCACTTGTCAGCGTAGGCACATCGGTCATGCTGTCATAAGTAGAGCCAGCAGTTAGGCTGATGTTATTAGTTGTCCAAGTATTACTATTGCCTGAGAAGTCTGTTCCTAATGTGCTTGTGCTTGCAGTATCAGTAAATGGTAAATAGAATCCATTAGTGCCGTAAGTTCCTGAGAACTTCTTAGGTTGCCATACTCCAGTTGCAGAGGATATTTGACCAAATGATGATGGGGTTAATTGTTGACCATCAATGAAATTAAATTCTGCCAAATAACCATCATAGTGAAATGAACCTAAATAACCACGCAAAGCACATATGTAGCTTACTCCACCATTTGAGTCATTAAAAAATAAATCATCATTTATAAGTGGATAAGTAGCTGTTCCAAAAGCTGTTACTTGAACACCATTTATATAAATTTTTACTCTATCGCTACTAGTCGTTTGAGTAGTATCAACCGCAACCATCAAATGATACCAAGCTGATGGATCACGCAATACTTGAGTTGTGCCTAATTCATAAAAATTTCCGCTATCTTTTACTTGATAATAAAAAGTGTTTGAATCAAAACCCAACCATTCTCGGTTGTTATCATCTGAACCAGCAGATGCAATTACCCTAGTTCCACCAGTTACTGAATATTTAGTCCAAAATGAAAAAGTATGAATTCTTCTACTGGTTGATGTGCCACCAGTTCTGTTTAGATAAGCACCAGCACTAGACCGAAAGCGTAGGGAGTTGGTTAGGTTGTAACCTGCCTGTCCACTAGCACCCGCTAGGATATTAGAACCAATAACACTCATGAGTAATTAGCTGTAAATACTGCATGGATAGAGGTTGTAGGTGCAGTACCGCCAGCAAAGTCGTAATTAGTCCCATAGGCTAGAGTTCTACTTCCTGTGCCATCTTGAGTAATAAAGATAGAGCCTGATTGACCAGCAGTAATGTTGCTTGGGTTTGCTAAGGTACGATTTCCACCAAGAGTTACGGAGAAGTTATTAGCTACAGCAAAGTCAGGAGTAATGGTTGCACCATCGGTTAATGCAGAAATAGCACCACGCTGTGCAGCAGTGAAGGACTGTGCTACATCGGTCTTAGCTGTATCGGCATCATAGGCTTGTACATCTGTTCCGATGATTAACCCAGTTACAGCGTCTCCAGACTGTAGTTCTTGAACAGTTGTGCCGTTAAGTACGAGAGGATAACGATTTGCCATTTTAAGTCCTTATTAATTAACGGCTACATTGACGGTAGAGCCAGAACGATTCAGAATAGGGAGTACTCCATTTCCTACAGAAACGCTTATAGAAGCTCCTGAACGGTTTAGAATAGGCAATACAGTAGGTAAGAACTGCCACGAAGCATCCGAACCGTCAGTTTTTAGAAACTTTCCTGTGTTGCTGGTTTGTGAAGGTAAGCTAGTAGGTAACGCAGAAGAAGTCCAGCTTGTTCCGTTACCAATGATAGCATAGTTATTTGTAGGAGTTAACCCAGCAATCGTTGCTAGGTCAGCATCGTAGGCTTGTACATTTGTACCGATAGCAACACCTAAGTTAGTACGAGCAGTACCTGTGTTTGTTAAGTCAGATAAGTTATTGGTAGCAATCAACGCACCTGAAAGAGAAGCATAAGCATCTAACCAAGCAGAACCACTCCATACCTTCATTGCATTATCAACACTATTAAAATACAATGCTCCAGTTAATAAAGTATTTCCATCATTATCAACAGAAGGAGCTGAAGATTTAGAACCTAAATATCGATCATCAAACGAATCGTAAGAGGCTGCTGCATTGGTCGCTGAAGTAGATGCTGCAGAAGCAGAGTTACTTGCGTTAGTCGCTGAAGTAGCTGCGTTGGTTGCAGAAGTACTTGCATTAGACGCAGATGTAGAAGCAGCAGAGGCTGAATTACTTGCATTAGTAGCTGAGGTGCTTGCTGAAGACGCTGAAGAAGCTGCGTTAGTTGCTTGAGTAGTAGCTGTAGAAGCTGAGTTAGAAGCGTTTGTAGCAGATGTAGAAGCAGCACTAGCAGAACTTGCAGCAGCAGCTTGAGCAGTCTCTGCATTGGTTTCAGCAGTTTCAGCGTTTGTTTCCGCAGTCTCTGCATTGGTCTCTGCTGTCTCAGCGTTAGTTTCTGCTAGTTCTGCAGCAACCTGTGCTGCCTCTGCAGCTACCTGTGCAGCGATAGCAGCATCTTTAGCCTGCAGTGCTAGTAAAACTTCACTAGTTGCGTCGCCTACAGCATCGCCTGCTCCACCTGCACCACGATAAATTGCCAAGATCTATCTCCTATATTTGTTTAAATACACTCAGCGAATGCACTTAAAGAAAACTCCCCAGCCGAAGCTGGAGAGTCTTAGGAACTACTATTAGCCG